TAACATCATCTCCATATGTCATGAGTGCTACTGCACTCCTAAAAGCAGGGACAGGCGATAGTTTCTTTTTCAACAGATGGTAGTATCCACACCTATTCAATAAAGAATTCGCAACAGAATTAATATACACCGTCAAATTTTGTCCTGAAGGGTTGGAACCAATAAGTTGGAGTAAGGTTCCATTATAGGCCATACATGGGTAACATACTTCAGTGGCAATACCTTGCATGATCTTGATATCGTCATCGGAATAATTTCCGGTAGTCTTAGCAAGATCAATCAGGATACGAAAAGCAGCAAACATGATCTGCGCTGGCATGCGCAAGTCATATTTACTATAATCACCAGCAAAAATACGATCTTTTCCATATTTGGTAATAAACGTGGAAAGTTCATTCCACTCTGGCCCTTGAGAGTTAATTCCTACAGCACATTCAGACAATAAAGGATGTAAAGTCAAAAAACGTGCAATAGGAAGAAAATATTGACGAATTGCCAATTGTAGTGCAATCGGGGCGGATTGAAAAACTCTAACCTTATCCTTATCCAAGGGTGTTGGTTCATCCTTCAAACAACCTTTGAACACAGGATAACCGCGCTCTCCACGTAACCAGCAAGTATAGAGACGGTCTACTTCGTCCCAGAACATACTATCCAATTCAGCAGGACATGCATGATCGGGATAATCAGCAGGATCTAAATACACCATAAATGCTGATTTTGGTCCAACTAGTGGATAACCTACGGCAGTAGAGGGTTCCATGTGATCTATGAAACGTCGTCCATCAATTCCACATATTGTTTCCATGCGCGTCAGGGGGCGAATTTCATCACGTATCCATTTGTGTTTAACAATCTTCGATTCCAATGGTTGAATATAATCATCAACTGCCCATTGTAAGTACATTCCTTCTATTCCAACCGAAGGTCTCACAGCGTGTTTTAAAGACTCACGCCATGGTTTCCAATTCGGACGAAACTGAGGCTTCCCCCATTTCTGGGGAACTTTGCAGATTTCATGAACAGTATCTGAAATTAACGATGGTTCAACACTGGAGTACGCAGTAACTCCCCCTGTGCATGATCCATATACACGGAAGTTAGAATCTCCTTCCAAAAAATTCACTGGACTGTTGCCATGAACATCATTTCCAAGAAAGAACTCCTTGCCATACAGCGTTGTTGGCATAGTACCTTCATTCAACGCTAATACAACATAGTTCGTTTCTTTCAATTTATCCATGGCAGTCTGCACTTGTGTCTGATTAACAGAACCTAATACTCCTCTCGGAGTTCCGGTTCTGCCACCTAAATGAAAACCAGCTATGACACAAGCCTTACCACGAGTAACAAATGTACCCATACATAAGCCAGTGAATGTAGGAATAGACAGATTGTAGGCAGCACCTTTAAAAGAACTTTCACGATGTCCAACCATTCCTGGTTGTATATT